TCTCTATGTGTGCTAAATCCACACACCTTGCATACATATTTTCTATTTCTTGCTTTATTTAACTCTCCGCAACACGGACATCTTTGACTTGTATATTGTGGATTCACATATTCAACTTTTATACCTTCCAGGTTTGCTTTATATTCTATATATTTAGCAAGACGATAAAAAGACCATGTATGCAAATTCTTTGTAAACATTATATCCTTGTTTATGAATTATATCTATTCGTTCCTCATCTTCTTTCCATTTATCCGCCGCGGTTTTTTTAAATATTGTTTGCAATCACCTTTTCTGTCTTTCTTCCCATTTTCTTATGCCAATCTCTTCTCCATATTTTTTAATATAAGAATTTTTATTATTTCCACTTCTGGATGAAATCTCTTTATGTTTTTTACGACCTCTTATTTGTTCAGAATGTGAAATTTTCTGTTTTTCAATATATAAATTATATCTTTCATTGCCAACTTTCTCACCATATTTCGATATAAAAAACTCTAATGTATTTCTATTCTTACTTGCAATACTTACGTTTTCTTTCCAAGAAAGATATTTTTTCTTGCCTTCTTCATCACCATATTTTCTTATAAAAGAATTTATAGACGGCATCTTATCAATTTCTCCATTTTTATACTTGTTCATGGTTTCAATATATTTATAAAAGTCTTGTATCCTTATAGGAAAGGTATTATTCATTCTGTCTTTTATAAGAACTTCGGTGTTTCCACCAACACATTTGAACCCGTGAACACGGGCAACCAAAACAGAAAAAGTAAATGGTGGAAATCCACCATTCAGATATTCATCAAATTGAGGAAAATATGTTTGAATCCTGTTTGATGATGTAGTGAAAATTCTTTTCAGCCTCTCACCAAGCATATCAAAATAATCAAGTCCGATATCAATCCTCAAATCCTTTGCGAGAGCCAGCTCAACAAGTTCCCTTATCTTTCCCCTCTCTTCGATTTTTCCACTATTGATTATATCAACTGAATCGAGGATTGCTCTCTTAACGGCCTTATCCTTCAAATACTCATTAGATTCTTTGACAAGATATTCGAAGTTTTTTGCCACATCAAAATCAATAGTATCCATTTCTGTAAATATTTCTCTGATTTCATCATCATGATGTGACAGAGTGGCCCTAATAGCATCCCTCGGCGGAATTTTATCATACTGCTCAAGATGATTCTTTAGAAAAGAGAAGATTTCTGAAATAACAGGATCATCAAAATATTCCGCTCTGAATGTAGATGTAATTGTCGCAAGAAACCCCTTATCAAGTAAACATCCCTTCAAGATAATTTTTTCAAGAAATCTTGGTTCCATCAATTCACCTGTTCAAACTGACTGCACTTATATATTATCTGATCTTTAGCCATTTGACAAGAGTGTTTACATAAATTACAAAGACTCTTATTTTTTTCTTGAGAAATCGGATAAATCTTTTCATAAGATTTTGGCAGAAGAAACATCTTTTCCACACCCAATTCTTCCAAAATTTCTTTGGATAAAGAAATTTCTCTCCCCTGTAGTTTAAGATACTGCTTCAAGGTTAAATAGTTTTTGACATTTGGTACATCCTCGACCTTGGAAATTTTCTTTATAAAATTAAACTTATTTTTTCTCAAAACTCCAAGGTTCCAACTACCGTCTAAATTCTTCACAACCGCCATGGCTTTTATGTTTATATTTCCCATATTTGCCTCCACAATTTTACTGTTATATTATAACACAAATCCACAATAATGTAAATAGAAGTTTACGCTTGCAATATCGTATGTTATAATAATATAAATACCTATACATGAGGGTTTTCAATGAATAATAATGACAAAGATCTATCAGAAAATGAAGTCGAGGAAAGAGATAAAATCTGGAAAGAACTGTACGAAAAATACCCAATAGACAAACAAGTACAGTTCTCTGAACTGGATATACAGGAAAAACTTCGAAATCAACCATTTCTTTTACTCCACTATAGTGATCTCTATTACAAAGAAAAAGCCAAATACGACAAAATGATAGAGGTTCTGGACAAAATACAGGGAACCAGATACGATTACTATAAATTCAACAGTGATAAAGAATTAACCAAGTACGAAATAGAAAAATTCTATCTCCCTAAAGACCCAACTCTTCTGAAGGCTAAAGAAAAAGTTAGAAAACAACAATGGAGAGTTGACTTTTTCAAAATGTGCTACGATGCCATAAACAATCAGGGATGGCAATTAAAAAGTTTTATCGAAGGTGTCAAACAAGGTCTATTATAACCCAATGGTAACAATTTGTAAACATGACTTTCTGAATATCAGAATAGAAACAGAAGATTACAGGTATTTGAGAGAGGTCAGAGACTTTCTTTCGGCGTATATAGAAGGTTACCAGTGGATGCCCGCATTCACCCATAGCGGTTGGAATGGTAAGGTCTCCATGTTGAATCTTTCCAATAAAACCATTCCTTATGGTCTACTCATAGACTTCATAAAATTCCACAAAAAATTTCATAAGGAAATAGAACTGAAAATAGAACCTGATGTATTGAACCTTTTCCGTGGAGCAGAAGTTTCCCCAAAATATAATTTGTCCCTTTTACCACATTATTATCAGGAAGATTGCATCAATGCAGCCCTGAAATATAAAAGAGGTATCATCCGGTCTGCAACAGCAAGTGGTAAGTCGCTGGTCATATCTTACATCATTAAAACACTCTTCGAAAATAAACTTATAAAAAAAGTTCTCATCATTGTTCCTACAATTTCTTTGGTAGAGCAGTTCTATGATGATCTTCTGAAATATGGATATTTCACCAAAACCGATTTGGGAAAAGTTTATGAAAAATATAAAGAGTTTCAATCAAAAGTTGTCATATCTACTTGGCAGACATTAAGTAGAAACCACAAACTTCTTCAAAGCTTCGATTGCTTGATATGTGATGAAACACACGGAGCTAAGGCACACGAAATCAAGAAAATACTCAGTAAATGTACGAAGGCGGACTACCGCCTGGGCTTCACGGGAACATTACCCACTCCAAAAATTGATATGTGGAATATTAAAGCATATCTTGGGCCTATATTGAGAGAATATGGAGCGGGGCAATTAGGAGATGAAGGATATATCAGCAAGTGCAATGTGAAGATAGTATGTATACACTATAAAAGATCCTTCAAGGGAACCTATGATGAAATAAAAGACGCCGTTTTTAAAACTCCATTCAGGTTGGATGTTATCAGAGAAATTATCAAATTCGTGGACAAAAACATTCTAATACTTGTCCACCGTGTAGAAAAAGAGGGAATGATGTTAAAACAATTCCTTGAAGAAAATCCTATAGACAATCGGGAAATAGTGTTTCTATATGGAAAATCAAAAGTTGAAGAAAGAGAATTTTGGAGAAAGGAATGTGAAAAAAGAAACGATATTATCTTGATTGCAACTTATGGAATATTCCAACTCGGTATCAATATTCCATCGTTAAAATATATCATCCTTGCAAGCCCATTCAAGAGTAAGATAAGAGTTCTACAATCTATAGGTAGAAGTTTGAGGAAACATTTAGACAAACTTGACGGGGCTTTCGTATTTGATATTTTCGATAACTGCAAATACTTGAGGGATCATGGTATAAAAAGGGAAAGATATTATAATGCAGAGGGATTTAAAATCGAGGATATTATTCTTGAGGAGGGTTCAACTATTTCTCAGCCTTTCGTCTAATCTCTTTATCCTTACTTCCTTTCCTATCAAATTTTTCGTAATGATGCCAGAGAATATGTTTCTTGGCAAATGAAAGAAGATCAGCATCCTTACCTTCACATTTTTTAATCGTGCTATTATTTATCTTCAGATACTTTTTTTCTTTATTATTATATCCTGCAATTACAGATTCATTTTGAGATATCTTTGCAATAAACACTCCCTGAACATTTTTAGCCGAGACCCATTCACCCTGGAAAAAATTTCCTTCTAAAAATTTTTTAAACATCATAAGTTTATTTCTTCTCTTTCCAAATATAAAAATACTGTGTATTAGTTTGGCGCTCAAAGTCAGATTTAAACTCAAGGCCATTATTGTCGCAAAAGTCAACAAGATAATTGGTTAGCTCATAAAAGTCTTTATTGTAGAATATAAGAATCTGTGGTGGTTTCCAGACAATTTCAATTTCCCTCTCCTCTGGTGTATAATCGTCTGAAAATGATTTGAGTGTAATGGTGGTATTGCGCGGGCTCCTAATGATGGTTTTCAACATATTCTTATCTTGGGGAACCAATTTTTCTGTAGCCTCCACGATCAAATTTTTATACAAATATTCATTAAATTTTACCATGTTATCCGTCAACCTTAATCCCGATTTAGTTTGTCTAATAACATCTTTATATATCTTACCAAGTTTTTTAAGCGGACCTTTAATATCCCTAATAGATTCAATAGCTTTGCTGTAAAATTCTCTACTGAATCTGTCATGTTCATCTGTATAATCCTTATACTGAAGGCTCTGATAATTTCCAGAATATTCCTTCTCTTTTTTCTCTATAAAATCTGTAAGTTTTTCAATCAGTTCAGAAATCTCAATCTCTTCTCTATAAACAGCTTCTGTAATATATTTTTGAAATTTCATTTTCTCCTCCAAATACTGTGTTTTTGTGGGTCACGATACATTCCTGCACTTGTTGAATAGTCTATATGTCTACCTATATTTTTAACAAAGCCAAATTTTGAATAAAATTTTTGAAGTCTATTCTTGGATGTTGTGCCCATTCTATCATCCTTTACAGCAGGCGTCAATTCAAGACGATATCCTCGTTCATCTGCAAAATCAATAAGTTCCCTAATAACATTACTCCCAATCCCCTTGTTTCTTTCATCCTTACTTATAACTAAATCTAAAATCTCAATTGTTGGTATTTGGCGATTTTTCTTAACTACCGCTGTCAATCTTACACCCCTATCAACCCACTTTTTAATCAGCATACCCAAATCTACATTAATTTCCTCAACAAGATACTCTTTTAGTCTCATTTCATATGCTCCATATTTGTATGTTTATAACCCTTCTGCTTACCATGTATCGCTATACCGTAATGATAGGACTTGTTCTCTTGGTCAACATAGGCGTGCCATCTTGCTTCGAGTTCATCGTATGTCAAATAAGTTCTTTTTGGAGAAGCTGGATCTTCAAAATAAATTCTCTTATCATCATAACCAATAGCCACAACCCAATGCGCCCAATCCCATTCCTCATTCCAATCCACAGGTGTATCTGGCCAAGCCTGAACCATCATCATTACAGGCGTTCCCTGATCAATATATGCCTTCAGTTCGCTTATGGACATATTCATCTTCTCTATCGGTGTAAGTCCGTATTTCTGTAATACCCTGATTACATCTGCCGGTTCAGCGCCAATATTCGGATCAACATTCAGTTCCTTTATAAGATCGCTTTCACGGATTTCATATCCATAATAAAAAAGGACGGATTGCAATACAGAAGCACCACAATCATAACTGTATGATTGTCTCAATTCTGGAAATTCCATCAATTTTATATTGTTTATGAAAATAGAAAATTTACTCACTATTTCTCTCCCCTGTGGAGTTTCAATATATATTTATCAATTTCCTCTTGGTCTTGGATATTATTATCTATCGCCCATTCTGTGGCTTTCTTGATAATCTTACCCACTTGGGGACCGGGGGAAAGACCCGTCAACTCCATTACCCTGTGCCCGTCCACGACCTTCATAATGTGATTGACCATCTTCTGGCCCCATTTCTTCTTTATCTCCACAGCAAGATCGACAATCTTCTCAAAGTCATCCCTTGCCATAAATTTCTCTCCACGGGAAAATTCATCTGCTCTGGCTACCGCAACCAGCACATCCCAGTTTTCATCTCCTACCAGTTTAGCAATCTTACTTGGTTTCATACCAATGATTTTCTGGAATTTCATATGGTTCGCCACAGCAAAGAGGATTGCATCTCTTTCCTTGTTACTCAATCGCAATCTGTCTGCTATATCATTTACCAGTTTGACACCCTCTTCGGCGTGCTGATAGTATATTGGCCCCCTCTCGTTATAATCAAGTGTGACACCTTTACCTACATCGTGAAGAAGGATTGAAAGATTGATAAGTGGGTCTTTGCTTCTACTGTTTTCCAAAGCGGAAAGAATATGTTCCCACACATCACCCTCCGGATGAAATTCCTTGACGTGCGGCATACCTTTCAGTTTAGCTATTTCCGGTAGAATGATTTCCAGTATCCCCATCTCATCGAGATAGGTAAGATACTTGGCAAACTTATCCCCACCGGAACTGGCTGCCTTGAATATTTCCTCTTTTATTCTTTCGGCCGCGAGACCTTTTACTTTGTCGGCCAATTCCGTGGCAGCCTGTTTCGTTTTTGGGTCTATGGCAAATCCAAGACGGGAGGCAAATCTTGCCGTCCTCATAATCCTCAAATAGTCCTCACCAAATCTGTCGTGAGGATTTCCCACCGTCCTGATGACCTTATTTTTTATGTCTTTCATCCCGTCGAAATAGTCGATGATGTTTCCCTCGGCATCGACAGCCATTGCGTTGATGGTGAAATCCCTTCGGGCGGCATCGGCCTCAAAGGAACCCACAATCTTCACGGTGTCGGGCCTTCTCCCATCCTTATATGTTCCATCCTCACGGAACTGGGCAACCTCATAACTGAAACCGCCTTCCCTGACCACAACAAGACCGAACTCCTTCGATTTACCGATATCATATACTTTCCAGATTTTGGAAAGTTCTTCCATCGGCATATTCGTAGCAATGTCAATATCCTTTGGTTTGTCACCGAGAACAATATCCCTGACAGCTCCGCCAGTAATATAGGCCGAATATCCCCTTGATGTTATCTTCTTCAGAATAGAAACGGCGCCACGAAGAATGGGCTCGGAATTATAGTATTCCTTCCATTTTTCAAGTTGCTCGGCTTCTGTCAATAATCTTCTACGCAAATTCATTTTATCTTCGTCACGTTTAAACCAAATAATTATTTTATTGCTAGCCAAACTATTGTGTCTATCATACCAAAAGTAGCCAGCATAACAAAGAAAGCCACCACTATCAAAGATCCAATCACAATCGGATCACCCTGACCAATAGCCTGCTTGACAGACTCTATCTCTGCAGGTGTAATATGTAACCAAAAATTTTTTTGAAAGATATTTCCTGAGCTTTATCTTTTTTCCTCTTTCCACCGATTATACTCCCCAAAGTTTGAAATATATTCCATTACCCTGTCCATATTACTAAAATATTTGCTGAGCCATTCCCATCCTTCAGTTTCAATATGTTCAAAGTCTCTCATATTGTAACCAAGACCCCATTCAAATTTCATCTTGTCACCATCAATTGATGCAAATCCGGAAAATAGACCGTAGGGAGCCCGGTCCCATTCATCAATAGGAATTTTATTAATATCCTGAAGATATTCAAGAACGCAGGAATGAATACCCTCATCCTCCGATGACCAGATGAATATTTTTTTATTTGGTGAGAATGCTATAAATTTTATAGCATTCTTTGGAAATTGCTGTGACCTTGTATACTCATCGGGCATTTTTCTTATCTCTTTCGGTGTCGGATTTTCGTAGATATGAGCCTGAGCACCCGCATACTTATAAAAACCAATATATTCCTCTTTCAAATATTTTTTCAATCTCATCTGATGAATACTCGCGCATCTTCTCTATTGGAAAAATATTTATCAAGCCACGCCCAGCTGTCATCAAGTTTCTTACTACCAAAGATATCTGTGATTACCATCTTCGATCCTCTCACTTCACACGAACCCATCAGAAGAGAACCAGAAAGATATTTTTCAGTAATTGGTATAAAACCGTTCCTAATCAAATACTTCAACATTAAGGTGTGTATTTCGATTTCCTCATCCCATACATAAAGATTTCTTTTATTAGGATCAGCAATAAATCTCATTCCATTCAATTTAAATTGTTGCATATCCCGTGCATCTGGATTTACATAAATCGCTAATCTTTCGTCCTCAAAATATTCACTGAATTTCGTATACGAACCGATATATTTTTCCTTAAGATAATTTTTTAATCTCATTTCAATACACTCTCGATTTGCTCAAGCCAGGGTTTCGGTAATTTCCAAGTTCTTATTACTTTAATGAAATCAGGATTATTCTCAACCTGCTTCTTCAATTTCCATATATAAAATTTCATAAAATTCTCTAATACCTCTACCACATCACCATACTTCTTTATTTCTCTTGCATTCTTGAATGTCTTTAATTTACCCTTTGTCTCGTTTATAAAACTCGACACAGATACAAGCCAATATTCATCTATAACAAGGAGAACTTCCCCTTTTATTCCCTGTGGTATCTTATGAGAATTTTTATATCCGGAAACAACCTTGTCAATTACCTCGTCCTCAGCTGCTTTCCAGAGATTATCATTTCTCTTCAGGGAGTTCAAATCCCATATTTCAGGATTATAATATGTAATATAGCTACCAATTGGTACAAAGATATACGGGTGACCAAAAAATACTGATTGAAAATGATCTGTAGTGGTAAAGACAGGTGGAGATGGAAGATTTAATTTCTCAATGATTTTCTTGGGTGTTGGAAGAAAGTCACCAAAAAAACTGGTGCCTCTGTCATTCTTTACTTTGATAATCCAGCCACTTGTATTTGACCACCCCCTCCATAAAACAGGGGCAGACCTATCCATCTTTTTCAAATCATTCAACAATTCTGGAAATTTTAGAAATATATCTTCCCTTGTCGATAAAATACTTTCCCTTATAAATCTTTTTAATCTCATTTATTTTCTTGCTGTTCTTGTTGGTTCAGTATTCGCTCTAATATATGAAATTACTCTGTTCATATTCGAAAAATATTTTGAAAGCCATTCCCAATCAAAATCTCCGTGGATACTATACCCCCTCGTGAACTCCATTTTGCTGCCAGACCGTGCCGCATATCCTGCAAAAACTCCATTGGCTTCAAGTGACCACGCAGCACGGATTTTCCTTTTTGAGTGAAGGTAATCCAATACAAATTCATGGACGCCTCCATCAGATGCCCACATAAATAACTGTTCTGATGGTGCATAGGCTATAAATCTTATCGAATCTTCTGGATTAAGAAATTCTTCAGTTTTCTGAATTGACGGCATAAATCTTATTTCATTTGCATTAGGATTCTCATATATCTCCGTATGCCATCCACCATACTTATAAACACCTATAAATTCTTCATTCAGATATTTTTTCAGCCTCATCAATATTCGTCCAGATCGTCCTCTACTTCATCATAAATCATACTTCTCAATTCCTCTCTTACATCGGCGGAATTTACGTGTTCATATACTGAACCATAATATCCCGCTTCCATATTCCTCCAAAAATATCATTTTCTCCACCCAAAAAATCCAGCATCTTTACAAATAAAAAATTATATGATAAAATACAAATTACTTGTGGGGTCGAGGAATATATTGCTTTTACATTCTAATAGTTTTATATCAAAATTATTTATATTTTTATTACAGAAAAAAAGAGATATTACAATTTATAATATCCCCTATTCCCGTTTTAATTGAAATTTTTACTGTTTCTAAACTATTGGTAATTCAGGTTCATCAGAAAATTCTTTGATTAATTCCTCTTCAAGAGACAGTTCCTTGTCAGAAGTATCAATAGCTATTGATTGTTTCTTCCAATCAAAAAAATCTTCCTGACTATCCCCGCAATACCTGTTATACCAGTCATCATAACTCTGAGAAGGTTGAAACTGATGTTCATGATCCTTGATATTCTCCATTGCGTTTTTCAAGAAGCTTTCCTCATCATAATTCAAGTTATAATTTATTTTCGGTTTAGCCTCCATAATTTTCTTGGCTCCACAGGGAACAATGACTCTTACCTGAATTTTCATATCTGTATGACTGACAAGAACTGAAATATCATGATTTTGATTAATCCACTTATCATCAGTACCAGAAAAATGAACACCCATATTATGGTGGGAATGAATAACTCCAAGAACTTTCATTCCTTCTTCCAGTTTCGGGAATTTAACATTATCAACATGGGCAGATGTTGCTGTCTGAACAGGAATAACTAAATCCATTATATTAAAGGGATTATCAGATTTGCCGATAAGATATCCAAGCCATTCCCTTGAGGGGTATTTCTTCATAAGAGAATCAATCTTGGCCATCACTATCGGATCAAAATATATGATAACATCCTTCGGTGCCTTACTGCACTCAGTGACACATTCCGCCTTTATTTCCCACTCATCATCTTCTTTTTTAGGTGTAGATACTGGCAAGGAAACAACTTTTCCACGAAGAAAGTTATTATAATTAGTTATCAACCACTTACCATCAATAAATTTTTTGATTATCATCTTTTCCCCCAAACAAGTAGATTTTTTATATTGGAAGCCATTTCTTTATCCTGATATTTCAGTATTTTCGCAACGGTAAGGGCTGCGACGACGGCAGCGGGTACAACCCAAGAAGGGATAATGGTATAACCATCTTGAGCCTCCCCCCAATCAGCTACTGCATTGTGAATACTCATATCTTCACCATTATATCCGGCTTTGACATAACGGGAACCATACTGTTGAGCAATTTTTTCATTTTCTTTCTGTGAACAAAATTTATCGGTGCAATCTACAACCCAATCAGATTTAGGAAATGTATGATCCTGTAAAATGAATGGGAATGCAAGAACTGTTGCGGAAGGCCTTATTGAGCAGATAAAAGCCTTTGTGGCCTGTGCCTTATTTACTCCAATGAATTTTATTGGAAGGTCTATCCGGTTCAGATTGTGTTCCTCAAAGGCATCTGGATCGAAAAGATACAGTTTTTCAATACCGGACATTGCTGCAAATTTGGCGACCCAATAGCCAATACCACCACAACCTACAACTGTTATAGATTGATTAGTATTCAGATCAAGAGAATTTTGCCTTATATATAGATTGTCCATTACATCTTCCTTTCACAATTGTTATGTAAATAAAAGAGGCCGACCGGGAGACGCGAGAGAACAACTCGGAAGCAGCACGGAAGTCTATGGCTTCCGAGTTGACTTCCGTGCATTCCATAGGCGGATGCTTCTTATCCCGGCGTTTCGCCAAGGTGGCCTACCGCCCCGATTTCTTTTAAAATGATTGGATTGTTCTTACAAAGCGAAATTTTATTCATCACTATCCCTTGGTGACACTCCATGGGGCAAGCCCCATGGCTTCTGCTTAGTTTACTAAGTATTTTTTTTCTTGTTTTAACGACGGTTCTATTAAGCCATCTCCACAAGCGTTAATTCCCGTATGCCCTACGGTATTCAAGCCTATACTTCTCAATCCCAAATAATTCCTCCTACATAAGCAATATTTCGACGGGCTATTTCCTTCCCGTCTTTGTATATAATAGCCCATTCACAAGCATGATCTCCATGAAATTCATAAGAATATTTTATACAGCCTCCCACGGGGGCGATAATCCTGCTTTCACCGTCTGAGCCCAATAATTCTTTTATTTCTCTTTCATTATGTTCACGCAACTGCTTAATTTCGATCATCTCTTAAAACCCTCTTAATTTTTATCAATTACCAACCCAATTCTTTCAATGCATCTTCCAGACCAAGACGCTTAATTTGCATCTTAATGAACTCCATTATCGTTGGCTCGTATGCCCTGTACCTTGGAAACATACCAGCCTGTGAAGGGGTTCTATTATCTTTCTTTTGATTGCAAGGAACACAAGAAGTGACAACATTCTCAAATATAGACTTTCCACCTTTTGCCTTTGGAATAATATGATCAATTGACATATGAGATATTGACCTTTTACCACAGTAGGCACAGGTATAATCATCACGAAGCAGAATATGTTTCTTATTGAAGGGAACTTTTGACTTCCATAATGCCCTGATGAACTTAATCAAACGGAGAATTTTTGGAAGTAAGAATTTCACAGTTCTCTCCATATTGAATATTACCACCTTTGTCGCGGTAACAATTTCCACCTTACCCTTTGACATCAACTTTATAGCCTTTCTACCGCTGATTACTCCCAATGGAGTATAATCGGCATTTAACAGAAGAACTTTGGCTGCTTCCAATCTCATATATATCACTCCAGTTTAAATTTTTCAGGTACCTCAAGTTTACCCCTTTTTAGAAGCTTAATATTACTATTTTCCTCTTTAATCATTCGAAGATATTTTTGATACTCAAGTATTATATCCTCTCTTTTTGCGATTAATAAATTATTCTCACCATATCTGATTTCATTTACTTCTTTTTGACAGAAGATACATTCCTTACCTTCTTTTGTTCTGTCAACAAATCCAGGCGGATAAAATTTATTACATTTTTTACATAATGGCATTTTCTTTATTCCCCCGTCTTAATTGTGAAATTCTCAAAATACAATCAATGTCTGTATCTTTATTACAGGCCAATCTCATTGCATTTATAAACATTGCTGTTAGGTATTTTATATCCTTCCATTTCTTATGGTAGTCTTTACCACCAATATATCTGAACTCGATATATTTATTTTTTTGTTTTAGATGTGATATGTTTATTGCCATATGATGGCTTTCAGTAAATTCAGGTTTCAATTTATAATTTTCGAGAATATATTCACCTATTTTTTTCTTCAAAACCTTTTTTATATCCTTATGAACAGATTCACAATATGTATTGTTCTTTCTCATAGGAAAAAGATCGTAAATCTCCCGTTCATTTATAAGTAAACCAAGTTTCATTACATCTAATCTATTATACCACCCTTTATCCTTTAAGGAAAGGTTTAGATGAAACCCACACTTGTTATCCGTAACAGCTTTTACTTTCTTCATATGTGAGAAGATTACAGGGCAAATATCGAGATATTCCTCTAATTCCATAACAGGGGAGACCAATTCCAATCCCGCTGCTCCGATGCTATTATCGGGTTTTATAACCCATTTATTTTTATTGTTATAATAATATTCCTCTGTAAAAACTGCTTTGAAAGGTAGTCTGTTTACCTTGAAATAATCCACTGCGATAGAAAACAAGTATTTACTATCATATCTATAGCCACCAGATTTATATCTTTTATCATGAAAAAAGGCCGGGAAGATACATTCTAATTCGAATCCAATTCTCACATTATCATCACGGAGAATTTTTCTGACTTCTCCTTGTTTCATAGGAAATCCTTTCTATACTTTCATATAACGGCAGTATGGTAGGTTTTTTTCCTCAAGATCTCTCAATGCAAAGTATGGATATGGAAATAGAGACAATAAAAATATTAAGTCCACAAATACCTTTTGCCTGAAAAATCTATATTCCTGATATGAAAACATTTTAGCTGCTTCTATTTTACCAAATATTTTAGCCCTTTCGGAAAAAAGAGGACTATTTAGATAGAGATTCACGGTTTTATGAATGATGGCTCTACCCCACGGAGAAAGCCAGACTATGTTCATCCCAAGAAGAATAATACTGTAGTATAAATCCCTCAATCTATCTTTCATATATCCGTTCTGAAAAACTTACTCAAATTGAACATTTGATGTTTTCTTCCTGCTTCATAGAAACTGCTTCTTGATCTATACAAGCATCTTGAAGTCTTACACTTTCTCCACAGGCTTTAATTCCCGACAAACTATCGGTATTGTTAAGTTTAATTAATCCATACTTTTCTAAGTTAATAGAAGCATTTAAGTCTCTATCTATGACATTTCCACAATCACATATATAAATCCTATCTTCTAAAGTAAGATCTTCTTTTAAATAACCACAGACAGAACACATCTTACTTGAAGGAAAGAATCTATCTACTTCGATTATAGAACCACCATACCATGAAGTCTTATATATTAGTTGCCTTTTAATTTCATTAAAAGACGCATCTCCTATAGCTCCTGCAAGTTTATGGTTCTTCATCATACCAGAGACATTTAAATCTTCTAAAACGATGTATCTTGGTTTGGTTTTCGCCAAAATACTTGTCATTTTATGAAGAGTATCTTTTCTTTGATTACTTATTCTTTTATATATCTTTTGTACTTTTAATTTACTTTTTAACCTATTATTACTTGATCTTTTAGTTTCTTTATCAAACTTTTTACGAGCCAAGTTCTTTTGAGCATGTGCTAATTTTTTCTTCGTTTTATTCAGATATTTAGGATTTTCAAATATCTGACCATTAGAACATGTAGCTAATGTTTTAATGCCTACGTCTACTCCTAAGACCGATTGTATTTGTTTCGTAGGTTCAGGTATATCTTGTTCAACTTGAATGGATATATACCATCTATCTGCTTCTTTAGATACAGTCATAGAGTTTATTTTAACATCTTTTGTAGGGATGTAACCTTTTTCTTTCAGTCTTACTCTACCGACTTTAGGAATATTAATTGTCGAATTAGTTACATAGAATCCATAAGAAATTCTAAAAGAATCTTTATCATTATGTTTACTTTTAAATTTAGGAAAACCCACTTTTTTACCTTGTTTTAAACCTCTGAAAAAGTTCTTAAAGGCAGTATCTAAATCTCTTAAAGCCTCTTGTGGTGCCATTTTTGACACTTCATACATCCAAGGATAATCTGTTTTCTTTATAGAACAAAGTATCTTATGTTGATCTATAGCAGTTAAAGTTTTCTTTTCCGACTTATAAAGTTCTATACGTTCATTCAATCCCCAATTATAAGCAAACCGAGCACATCCGACACTCTTTTCAAGAAGAGTTCGTTGTTTGTTATTCGGATTCAATTCTACCTTATATGCTCTGTTTATCTTCATTTTCTTTATTCTTCTTAGTCATATGACTTCTTCTACCATAAATTTTAGCTGAATAACAAGACATAATAGTTAAGATGTCTGTTACTAATTCATTTTCAAAAGACTTAGGTAACACAGATTCTACACAATCTATAGTAACTCCATAGCTATTAATAAAAAATTCAAAAATGTTATAATTAAATCTTGTCAATCTATCTTTATGCTCTATAATAACTTTGCTTATTTTATTTTTAGAAACTAATTCAAATAACTCTCTTAGTTTTTTTCTTTTATCATTAAGACCTGAACCGACTTCTTCAAAAATGTACTCTATCTTTAATTTATTTTGAACGCAGTATTCAACAAGCCTTTCCTTTTGCCGTGTTAAATCACCTTTATTCTTTTGATCTGATGTAGAAACTCTACAGTAAATAGCTGCAGACTGTTCTTTTTCTTGCTCTACTACACCTTGAAGTTTAAGTATGTCTGATAACTTATATCTACGATGACCACCTTCAGTATAGACAGGTTTAAGATAGTCTTCGCTATACCTTCTTAGAGATACTTTAGATATATTAAGAAGCTTAGAAGCTTCGCTTATAGATATAAGTTTTTCCATTTAATCCTCAAAAATATTATCTTTGGAAAGAATCTTCTTCCAGTAATGGTAATACTTCTTAAACTCTGAAAGAGTTGGAGTTTCATCCAGCTCAATAGGATGTTCATAAATTTCACCATTACTTAGTTCAAACTCTTTCCTTGTCACTCTTACAACAGTCACTTCTTTTTCTTCCTTTTTAGAAGTCATACCTTACCTTCCTACTATGTATTTATATTAATTGATTATTAAAAAGTGTTCATTTTGATAAAGATTTTTCATTTTTGATAAGATTTTTCGTAACTGTTAGATTCCCCTTTCTCTGGCGGTATGGACAGGATTTGAACCTGCGAGACATGATTTCCATGTCCACTCACTTAGCAGGCGAGCGCCTTAAACCAGACTCGGCCACCATACCATTACCACTAAGGTATTTCACAGCCTTTATCTTTTTTGCCCATTTCAAAATATATTCAATGTCCGCTTTTCTTATAAAAGAATGGCGGAGAGGACAGGATTCGAACCTGCAGCCCTTTTACGGGTGATGGTTTTCAAGACCACTTGACGTTCCAAATGTCCACCTCTCCATTATCTTATTCCAAGGGCTCTACGAAATTACTCACCCCTCTTGGAAGCCTTCAATGGATTGACCGTTCCTCAGAACTTACTCGAATCTACCAACGATAGATTCGATGTCTGATTCCTGCCTCCACGACCACCGCCCGACAAGTCGGGTCTTACACGGTCTCCGCAGGCGTAACTTCCCGTGGAACTCACGGTAGGTTTATTGCTAGATTTTTCAAATTGATTGCTGCGTTTAAGTCTCTGTCCAAGACAGCGCCACAATCACAAGTCCACTCTCTATCTGATAGTTTCAATTCCGAATTGATACAACCACAATATCGGCATATACGCGACGACGGAAAGAACCTGTCGGCTAATAGCAACTCTGAACCATACCAAAGGCTTTTGTACTTTACTTGCCTTCGAAACTCCGCAAAACCAACATCGTTGATCGCCTGTGCTAAACAGTGGTTCGCCAACATGCCGGACACATTAAGGTCTTCCAATACGATTACACTGGGTCGTTCGTTATCAGGCTTGGTTTTCGCCACGATAGCCGATGTGACCTTGTGCAAAGCATCACGTCGGATGTTGGTAATCCGTTGGTGCACTTTGGCAATTTTCTGTCTGGTCTTTTCCCGATTTTTTCCACCTTTCTTTCGGCGTGATAGTTCGCGCTGAAGTCGTCTGAGTTTAGCCTGTGCCTTCTTTAGTGGCTTTGGGTTCTCGAATCGTTGCCCATCCGAAGTCACAGCCAAATTTTTGATACCCAAGTCAACGCCCACAGGCTCGCCCATTGCTTGTGCGGATTCTATCTCTCGCTTACATTGAACACTAACAAACCAACGACCCGCCGACTCGGTGACGGTAGCGGATAAGATATGGATGCCTTCTGTGGGAATGTAGCCATGCTCTTTCAGTCGTAACCACCCAATGCGAGGAAGCCTGATTCTACTGTTCTCAACACGGATAGCGCCAGTCAATCTGAAACTGCCAACACCGGACTTGCGAGATTTGAATTTAGGGAATCCAGGCTTCTCACCAGCCTTCACACGTCTAAAAAAGTTCTGATAGGCTTTATCTAGGTCTCGAAGCGCCTCTTGCATGACACATTTGGAAACCTCGTACATCCAGGGAAATTCTGTGGGCTTTAGGGCGTTTAATTGCCGATGCTGCTCTATAGCATTGCTAGATTTGCCCGTTTCTTCATATTCTTGCTTTCGCCGTGCAAGTCCCCAGTTGAACGCAAATCTCGCCGCGCCCGCATGTTTCAGCAATGCAGTCCGCTGAACATTGTTTGGGTCAAGTTCGACCTTATATGCTCTAAGGATTTCCACTTGCCTTTTTCCTTCGCTCGGCTGAACGCTTTCCGTAAATCTTGGCTGAGAATGACGAAAGCAAAGACAGCATATCCTCTACCAATTCCGCTTCGTAGGATTTTGGTAAAACCTCCTCACACCACTCAACAGCAACTCCATGACTTTCGAACAGTTTGACGAAGATACCGAAATTGAAACGCGCAAGTCGATCCTTATGCTCTATAACCAAGCGATTGATCTTATGTTCAACAGCCAAGTTTATTAGCTTGTGTAGTTTCGGGCGGTTGTCATTCATGCCAGACAGCGTTTCTTCGAACACATAGCCAACTCGATATTGTTTACCGGCGCAGTATTCAAGCACGCGCAGCTTTTGTCTTTCCAGATCGCCTTTCTGTTTCTGGTCGTGCGAGGACACCCGACAATAGACCGCTGTGCAATCATTGGGCGGGTTGTCCTCTGACACCACACCTTGAAGTTGCTCAATGTCTTCAATGCGGTATCGTCTATGACCACCCTTTGTGCGTTCTGCTTTCAATGCGCCAGAATCATCCCACGCCCGAAGTGTAGAGATTCCAACGCCAAGAAGTTCAGCGGCTTTCGCTATCCCGATCAGTCTCTTGCTCGTCACCCAGTTCCTTCTCAAACAGTTCTCGCCAATGATCATAGATGCGCTGAAATTCCTCGTTGGTAGGAACTTCATCGAGTTCAAACGGATGCTGGTAAATCCGCCCGTCGTCAAGTTCAAATTCAGTCTTGGTTACTCGTATGACCATCGCTCTTTTCATCCTTCACCTCTAATTATACCAAAAGATTTCGGTAGTGTCAAGTAGGTTATAGTAGGTTATCCATCAACTGTTGCCTGCCCTTTTCTTTTCTACAACAACCTTCTTGATATGAGTAGCAATGTAGCATCCACCTACAGACCATTTTCCAGCTGGGTTAGAATAAACAGTACAAAAACCATCAGAGATTTTTGCACACACTCCACACTTTTCTACTACAGGTAATTTCAACATCTTACTTTCCTTTCTATTTTTTGGTTTTTACTTTTTTCTTTGACGCCTTCAACAGGTTCATCATCTTGGCGGCAACGAAGGCTGTTGTTTTTGGTATATGGGTTGATATTCCACAACCACCTAAAGACCATCGGCCTTCAGGATTTACATATACCATACAAAAGTTATCCTCTGTTACCTTTTTACACCCTATACACTTCTCAATAATTGGTTTCTTTTCCATCATTTCCACCTACATAGAGTTTTATAATATTTATTATGTAGGTAGAAAATAAATTATTTTATTTCTACAATTTTTACCTTAGCAATTCTCTTGAATGGAAACATTCTACAATCAAGAGCTTTTGTCTGCTCAAATGTGTCTGTCATTGTATAGAGACAAAAAACATCTTCTCTACCTGACAAGTCCTTTTTCAAACGATCAACAACACCAACATACTTATACTCTAAAACTCTCTGTTTTTTCATCTCTACTCCTTTCTATTACCAGTAATTATACATTGTTGAATAAGTAATCTCATTTGAATGATCACTTTCACCTACGGCATTTACTGCTGTAGCTGAAAAATAATACACCTTCTGTTGTTCCAATGTCAGAGCAAGTGACAAATTAACACCAACATCATAGGAACCAGCATATACACCAGACTGATATCCATAATAAATTTTATAATTTATGACATTTTCTTCCGGTGCATTTGCATTCCATGTTAATATTATATTGAGAGAGGGCGCAGGTGGACACACTCCACAATCTTTTTGACAGATTTTACAAGTCTCTGTTCCATTACAACTACCATCTCCACAATATGGTGCAGGTGGTGGACATATTCCACAATCTTTTGGACAAGTTTTACAAGTCTCTGTTCCATTGCATATCCTGTCACCACATCTTGGTTTCGATATTCTGGTTCTGGCTTCTCCAGAATCGCTTATACAGGATAAGAAAAAAATAATACCTATCAATACACAAAAAATAATTATGGGATTCCTTCTCATATTATCTCCTTCTTTTTTTCCTTGCCACTTTCTTGATCTTCTTGGTTTTCTTGGTCTTCGCTTTTACCTTTTTGATCTTTTCCTTTTCAACTTTCTTGGTTTTCTTCTTCCTTGCCTTTTTTTCGGATTTATTTATTTTCTTTTCCTTCTTCACCTTTTCTTTTTTGATCTTCTTCTCTGGTTTCTTTATTTCTTCTTCCTCTTCCTCTTTCTTTTCCTCGTTCCTTACATATTCAACGAGTTTCTTTTTATCCTTATCTGCCAACCTATTATACTTCACGATATCTTCGGCAAGAGCCGGAAATGCACTTTCAGGAAACTCTCCTGTAGGTAAAAGATATTTTGCGATCATTTTTCTCAAAACAGAGATTGTTCCATTCTTCCAATAAATATTGGATTTGAAAGAATGAGGAATACCAAGATTGGTTGCTGGGGCCCCAGGCATCTTTCCATTTTTCACATTCTTGAAATATGTCGTGGTAAACCAATTGTCTCTCGCCCTTACCGGCATCTCACCATTCAAAGGAGCATTGGTATAAAGGATATACTTTATACCATTCTCATTCGCTGTAAGTCTGGAAAAGATGAACCTATTATGATCATCCAATTCAATATACGGTGAGCCCTTTTCAGAAAATCTCAATATCATATTATTCTCCTTAATATAGTATCCTATATTATATCACAATTTATGTTACCTGTAAAGGACTATTTTACCAAATGAAAACAGGGGGTTACTGTAAAATAACCCCCATAATTGAGTAGTGGATATCAGGTCGCTCGTCATTCCCATGGCAATTCCCGACATAGGCCTTTCATCGATTACTGCAGACTCGATGAGATGTGCTTAACGGTGAGTGCGAAGAATGACTACCCTCATTGATCCACTACTCATTTTTGGAACACGGGGCAGGCTACGATCCTGCATTTTCTGGTTCAGAGCCAGATATCCTACCAATTAGATGACCCGTGTATATTGGTTCGGGGAAGAGGCCACGATCCTCTATTACAACATTCAAAGTGTTGAGTCTTACCAATTAAACGATCCCCGAATTTTTCTTTATCTTACTCCTCTCATAGAGAATGTGCCGGCCGGCACTTTCATTACCATTATCAATTGTAATATCTTTTTCATTCTTCGTTATAATATTCCTCTATCATTCTTTCAAAGAGTTTATACCTATTTGAGAAAAGGTATGAACCAACTCTTGCCTTTGTCTGATGTGTAGCAAGATAAGCGAGGATGTTGAAATGCCCCCATTTGCTATCCACACCGAACCTGTTCATTACCAAGTCATATCCTTCTATTACTTCCTCTTTGATTTTCTCCGAAAGATATTCCCTCTTATTTACAAAGTTTATAAAATCATCCTTCGTTCTTTTTTCTTTTGTCCATTTCTGCCAGATTTTTACATTTTCTTTGAAATAATCAAATTTCATCTCGATAGAGAATTGAAGTTTCTTTGGATTATCTATAAAATGAGAATAGCTTTCCTTGAAGATATTTCTTCGACCCATCAACAATTCGTTTTCACAGATAATTCGACAAGCAAGAAGCTCGTATCCAAAACTCGACCTTACATCATATCCATTGAAAATTTCAACGACGATTGTTACAGGATCATCTTTATCCACTTCAAATGTAACCTTATCACCTTTGAGGATAATTCTTCTTTTCCATCTTCTCTGTAAATTATCAAGATAATCCCCAATCTTGTCAACTTCATAATCTTTTAATGCCTCATCAAAAAGTTTTGCTACTTGTGAATTGAGAACTACCTCATAGTCTGCTGACATTATTCCTAAAAGTGAATTTGTCTTGGCATTCAGGAGAGCCCAGCGATTTGGAATTTTTATACCACTCTCTGTTTTAAGAGCTTCCTTCTTTATTCTGAAAAATGGATTTATTATACCCTTTTTATAATTATAATACATCTCTTTTCTCCGTTTTATTCTTGACATTATTTTCAAGACGTTTGAAAATATCTTTTATTGCATACTCTACAAGGTTGAGAACCTCCTGTAAAGATAATTTCACATCACAAATATTTTTACCGGTTTCATCTGAAATGATATGAACAACAAGATATTCCTCATTCATTTTTCCAGAAATCTTCGCCTTTTTATTCTCTAAAATTTTCATTAGCATAACCCCCTTCTGGCCAGATTATAAAGATCTTTTTATTTCTTTTTCTTGCATACCTGATAGTGGCCCATGTTCCACTTCTCATTATTTCATATCTTGAGCGTGGTGCCGCCACAAGTAAATCACAGGCATCAACAATATCGCGATTTCTATCAAGGTAATCTCTTTTCGGTAAAATTGTCTTGGCTTCACAAAATGCCCGAAGATTATCGTTGATTGGTGGATGTATAACTACATTTTCAACAAGATTGGTTGCTATTGAATGTGCCTGTTCATCAGCCCCCACACAATCACCGTGATGAAATTCCTCTGGAGCAGAAGCCACAAGAACACCAATCAGGGTAGCCCTTTGATCCTTGGTCATCCCTTGTTTCGCTCCTGTAAAACCTATTTTCATATTTCACCTCTGTTATATCTTACCATATTTCAAGTAACTTGTAAATAGAAAAGTAACATAAGAAAAACGGGTAGTTATCTGGTGGCGGTGGTGAGAGTCGAACTCACAGAACTGGAAGGTTTGAGCTTCCAAGGTATGCCAAGATTCCCGTCACACCGCCATAATATGGTAGCCGGAGCGGGAGTCGAACCCGCGACCGCTCGATTATCGGTCGAGTGCTCTGCCTGCTGAGCTTCCCGGCTATATTTTCTGGAGCTACCGGGCGGAATCGAACCGCCGACCTTATCCTTACCAAGGATATGCTCTGCCTACTGAGCCACGATAGCATTATATATAAAGGTAATTGTTATTACCTACTATCCAGAATAAAATTTTATCTGTTCTTTTCAGATTATATCTTTCTCTCAAGAGGGCTTTCCACGCCTTCGATTCATATACAACATTCATTTCGAAACTCTTACTAAAATCTTCAGTATTCGTTATTTTAGTTGTTATATGTTTTGTGTACGGATAAGTCCTATCAATATAAAATTCATAGTCACATTTTATATTCAATTTGTCCAGTATGTAATTGATATCCTTTGTCCGATCATATCCGGAAATCTGTATACCAATAATTCTATCAACATTTTTATTATACTTCTTTATACCGGCAATAATTGAGGCGAATTGAATACCGCTCCCCACCGGAACGATAACGGCATCAAGATTGTCAGGTACATTTTTGACCTGATCCGCCACAGATCCCACAAGCGCCTCGGTATTCTCATCAACATTGATACCAAAGTTGACAAGGTACAGATTGTTTTCCTCTAAAAATTTCTTTGCCCTATTTTTGATTACTGTATTGTAACCTATCTTTGCCAAGTTATGAATTTCCGCACCAATCCTGTAACATTCCCTGATTGGCCGATATTTCTCAATTATATTTTCAACAGACGAGTTCACACCAACAACAAGGAATGTTTTATAACCAAACTCCTTGGCCGTTCTTGTCACAACCATCGCCTGGGGTGAGGAAACGGAAACGTAACTTGAGATACCATTATATCTTTTCAATTTTTCCGACAGAGAAGAAAACAGAGAAAAGGCTTGTCTCACTTTCCCCCCACCCAATCGCGGAGTGTCCTCAAACGGAAGGAACAAATCATCTCTCTTGAAAAGAACAGTATCAAAATCTCCGACATTGTGAATAGTATCCACCGGAGTTTGTTCATCAAGATTTTTTATAACTCTATCGTCCATAAAAATTTTGGAGCGGAGTAAGGGAATCGAACCCTCGGCTTTAGCTTGGAAGGCTAAGGTATTACCACTATACGAACCCCGCTTATTTCTTCTCAAAATCCGATGTTGGAAATCCTGTCCAGAGAATAAAATAATCAGCCTGCTTCTCTGCAATCTTCGTATTCAGGCAAAATTTATTTTTCTTCAAATAGGATACCAACCATTTTTTGAAACTTTCTTCCTGTGCCTTTGTCCACCTATATTTCAGATACCATCTATTTTTCTTCACGATAGACGGATCATAAGTGGCGCCGGCCATCTCAAACATCTTTGCCATTATCTCATCGAGATTTTTCTGTTCCAACTGTTTCATAATAACCTCTTATTCTGGTAGCCGGAGGAGGAGTCGAACCTACCATCAGGCGATTATAAGTCGCGCGTTCTACCATTGAACTACCCGGCCATTTTTATTTGGTGAGGAAGGTAGGATTTGCACCTACACGCCCTTTCGAGCACAAGCCCCTCAGACTTGCGTGGCTGCTATTACACCACTTCCCCATTCTTTGAATGTGTCTTTCCTTTAAATCTAAAATTGTCTGTTTGACTATGACAATTAGGACAAATAGCTTCTAAATTTTCTCTTTTATTATTTGTTTTATTACCATCAATATGATGAAGTTCCAATGTTAAAGGTTTACCCAACCAACTTTTTAAAGAACATTTATTACATTTGTGGTTTTGTTCATACAAAACCCTTGTTCTTATTCCTGTTCTACTGTATTTGTTAGACAATTCATTAAAAGGAAGTGATAATATCTCACTAAGAACCCTTTTGGCTCTTATCTTTCCACTAATCGTTCCACCTTTTCTGCGCTGTTCATCCGTAAAACACCATTTCCCTTTAGTTGGAACACCCTTTCGTTTTATACTAACCTTTCTGTTTATCTCTACTCTTTTTTCTTAAATTTTATGGTGCCCGAGACAGGATTTGAACCTGCATGGTTTCCCGATAGGGTTTAAACCTATTGTGTCTACCAAATTCCACCACTCAGGCAATTCGGCTCAATCAATATATTTTGTTTTGTTTCCCTTTTTTATCACAGCCTCGATGGAAAACTCTCCACTTGCTATTACATATTTTTCGTCCTTTATATAATAACTGTAGTTATCGTCACACTTCTTCACATAAATTATATCATAGTCCGTAAGATTGTCAACAATAAACGGTATCAATCCTATTGTAACTGGTGGCTCATTCTTGTCAATGACAAAGTACCACCTATGATTTACATTACCGGCAGAGGGTAATGTTTTTCTCAACTCAAACAGATCACGGTGAGGAACAAATATAATCAGGTAGCCACCATTCTTCAAAATTCTCCACCAGTTTTTTATTGCAATATCGGGTCGTGATAAATCCTCAAGACAATGTGACGAATATACAAAGTCGTATGTGTTGTCAGGAATACCTTTCATATAGGTTGCATCTTGATCCGGACTTATGGAAAAATCCCACTTGTCAATATTAGGTAACAGAGGATCATTACCACAACCTATATCAATACCCCTTCCATTACAATACTTTTGGAAAAAATTCTCTTCGAGTCTTCTTTTTCTTGCTTTTCTTGTTTCCATAAAATGATGGATTCACAGGCGGAAAAAATTAGCTAATTGTCACTTCAATTTCCTTTGGTTTCCTTTCGGGAGCCACAGGAACAATAACCTTCAAAAGCCCTCTATCAAGATTGGCGGATGTATTCGACAAATCAAATTTGTCTGAAATTCTCCAAGCAAGATTGAAGGACTTCTTCGTAATGCCTTTATAGGCATAGTTTCTTTCGGACTCTTCTTCCTTCTTATTATAAGAGATCGAAAGAATATCATCCTTAATCTCGACCTTGATATCAGACTTGTCAAGTCCAACTGCGGCAACCTCAAGGACAAGGTTATCGTCGGTCTCATAGATATCAACCGGATAACCAATTTTTTTCAAAGACGGAAGGGGGCAGAAAAAATCATCCCCAAAAAAATCTTTGAAAAGTATGTTATCAAATAAACTTCTTGGTGCTAAATAATTCATAGTCAGTAACCTCCTAAGATGGTTTATTTTGGGGCTCCTAAGATACCCCAATTAAAATTTCCGCCTGTGAATCCATATCTATTTATGGTGCCGGTGCAGGGATTTGAACCCCGAAAACCTGCGTTCTAAGCGCAGTATGTATGCCAGATTCCATCACACCGGCACAATTTGGAGCGGATGAACGGATTTGAACCGTCGACGTCTACCTTGGCAAGGTAGCACTCTACCACTGAGTTACACCCGCTTATTTTAAAAACTTTTACCACTAAATCTATCTTCATTTGAGCAATATAAATGGAGCCAATGAGTGGATTCGAACCACCATCACCAACTTTACAAGAGTTGTATTTTACCGATTAAACTACATTGGCATTTATTGGAGCCGGAAATCGGATTCGAACCGATAATCTTGACCTTACGAAAGTCCTGCGTTTCCAATTGCGCCATTCCGGCATTGGTGGAGACAGCCGGAATTGAACCGGCGACCTCTTGCTCTTCAGGCAAGCGCTACTACCTACTGAGCTACATCTCCATTGTTGGGGTAGACCGCATCCAACTTTATCATAACCTCATCGCCTTTGCGGCATCCCATGCCTACGGTTTAAACCGCACCCTAATTTTTATGGGTTCCCGTCCACGGTGGCAAATGCCTCCTGACGGATCTCCCCATTCCTTGTAGGCGCTTATAGGAATGGTCAGCTTGCTTTCGCATCCAACCCGTTATCTCATCAAATGTTTACGAGCAACATCCATACAGAGTTTGTTCACCGTTTCCCTATCGGGAGAATGGGGAAGTCGAGATAACAAACACCACTCATCAAACTTCAAGTCAAACTCCGCAACAAATTCCATCAACTCATCGTAAGACCACAAACCGTTTCTCACTTTTACAAGTAAGTCTGCTTCCGGTCTTGGAAAGGTAAGATGTCCGGTAAGTAACAGTTCCTTACCTTCATACATCAACCTTACAAGATGAGATGCGTGTTTCGTATCATACCGTTACAGACATCATCAAAAGGTTTTACCCATTCTCCGTAATTGTAATTCAATACAGGAAAGTTTTTCTTTATATGATTTACATAAGCCATTACTTCCTGTAATTCAATTGGATGAAAATTCCACCAATCTACCCCAACATTGATAATAATGTTTCCCCTATGACCATCTTCCCATGTAATCCTTCTTGCTTTCCAGTTCATATGAGTATGTGCAACAAGGTTGATGGTGATATTTCTATTTATATGCCTTGGATCGTGAACACAAAACAAAAGATCATTACCGTTTCTCAAAACAAGGTTTTCAATTTTTGTTTTGAGACCATTGTTACGGTCATGGTTGCCGCGAACGAATACTTTATTTCCATTCAACTTGTCAAGATAATAATCAATCTTGTTACATTCCCTGAAGGCAAAATCTCCAAGGAATATAACTGTATCTTTTGCCTTCACTCTTCCATTCCAGTTTCTTATCAAGGCCTCGTCCATTTTCTTTACATTCTTGAAAGGCCTATTGCAGAAACCGATTATATCTTCGTGACCGAAGTGAGTATCTGCTGTTATAAATGTTTTTCCCATTTTTATATCCTTTGGTGGAGCTGGTGGGATTCGAACCCGCTACCTCTTGAATGCCATTCAAGCGCTCTCCCAATTGAGCTACAGCCCCTTATTCAATTACAAATAATTCATCCGGTAGATGATTGTTTTCCTCTCTTACTTTTCCACCAAGATGATGCCAGACATCAAAACCCAATCTCACCAATTGTAATGCCTGCCCACTTGTCATATTCAATCTATATGTATGTCCGGAAGATCCCCCACTCATTTTCTTATCCATAAAATCAGCAATATTTTTTGCCTCTTTCAGACCGATAGAAAGAACCGTCCTCAATTCCCTGATGACCTGTATTTTTATATACTCACCATTCGGTCTTACATCTTTATAAATGTAATAATCATTATACATCATTTTTTCCTTTGGTACTCCCACGGGGAGTCGAACCCCGAAGCTCCACCTTGAGAGGGTGGCGACCTAACCGATTAGTCGATGGGAGCAAAAATTATAATGTTTATATCAACGGAATTGAACCGTCCACCGAACCACAAGGCTCAGCTTCAGACCACTAATCGGCACATACGGTTGCCTTTGATATAAACATAATTGGCGGGGCGGGGAGGAATCGAACCTCCACTTTATACAGTTTTGGAGACTGCTGAGCTCACCACCTGCTCGACCACCCCATTTTATTTTGGTGGAGTTGATGGGATTTGAACCCACAATTTGTCCTGATTAAGAGTCAGGTGCCATGCCAATTAGGCGACAACTCCCCTATTCCAGTAGGTTGATTTATCCTTCCTTTATGTGTCGTTCTTTTATGGTTAAAAACCTCTCAACACTTGCGACCTCGAGCGATATCGAATAAATCAACTTATATTCTGGTGAGACCGATGGGAATCGAACCCACATAGCCCAGATTAAAAGTCTGGTGCTCTGCCATTGAGCGACGGTCTCATTCGTGGGATGTGGTGGGGATTTAACCCACTATCGGGCCGCTGTAGGTAAAAGTTGGCACCCCATAAACTCCCGATCCTGTACAGGCTCATGTCCAACCCGTATATTTCAACGATAAGCCCACATCCCATATCTGGTAGACCTGACCGGACTTGAACCGGCAATTTTCACCTTGAAAGGGTGACGGCTTAATTCCTTTCGCCCACAGGTCTGTATTTTTTGGGGGAAAGAACTATCAGGTCTGTACCCGTGATTTTTACAGACTTATGATAGTATGTTCACGGTCTTTCCCCGTGTTTATTCTCATTAACCTACGGATTACTGCAGAATCCGGTGGGGCTTTAACCCACATCTCCCATATTTTTTAGAGAGCTCGATGGGATTTGAACCCACAATTTACGGTTTTGCAGACCGTTGCCTTCCCTGTTTGGCTACGAGCTCATTGGCGGTGAGTACGGGATTTGAACCCGTGATCTCTGGCTTGACAGGCCAGCACTTTCAACCAGACTAAGCTAACCCACCATTTTATTTGGGGTGATCGGTGAGGATCGAACTCACTCTTGAGAGGGCCACAATCTCTTGCCTTCCCATTTGGCCACGACCACCATATTCTCATGGTAGGAGTAGGTTACCATGTGATAGTTGGGTCTTCGGTAACTGTATCCAACCAATACTTTTCTACTTCTACTTATTTTGGTGGGGAGTGATGGAGTTGCACCACCCGAGCCCGAAGACACCGGATTTACAGTCCGGCCCGCTACTACTTACGGTTTAACTCCCCACATAATTTTTGCTGAGGATGTAATATCCATTATACGAGATCTCTGAATATATGTTCCTCTATGTCATAAGCTAGCATTTAACATCGTTTACATATACCTTCATCGGGAATAGGAATTGAATCCATATCCTTCCCCTTTCTGGTGGAGCTGGAGAGATTCGAACTCTCAATGACTACATTGCAAATGTAGTGCCTTCCCAAGTTTGGCTACAGCCCCATTGGTGGCCGGTGAAAGAATCGAACTTTCTCTAAGCTGCGTGTAAAACAGCGGCTTTCCCACTAAGCTAACCGGCCATAAGGTGTTATCGAGTGGGAGTCGAACCCACATTTCCTTTATGGAAGTTTCCGTAGCGCTACAGATTTACTTCCTCAAAGTTGTCCTATCCATTAGACGATTCGACCAAGGCGTTCCGGACTACCTTGTTTACACCATTTATTTTTTGGTCGGAGAGACAGGATTTGAACCTGCGACTTCTTGATCCCAGGTCAAGCACGCTACCATCTGCGCCACTCTCCGAAATATTTTTCAATGAACAAAAACAAAAAAGGGAGATTAGGTCAAAACCCAATCTCCCTTCAATAAATTCACTTTATAGGATTCTGACCTTTTATTCGATAAGCGCCCCCTCTGCTGGCTTCGTTTCAATCGCAAGGGTCGGCACCTGATAAAACCAACAATATGTATGTAACTGATGTTTACTCATAACGACCCCTAAAAAGTAGAATCTCTTATTATTTAGGAAATTATATCATAGTTTACAATAAATGTAAACATTTTTTTTTCTGGCTGCGGAGACAGGACTTGAACCTGCACAATCTACGCCTTAACAGGGCGCCGGCTTACCATTCGCCTTCACTCCGCAATTTTTGTAATTTCTTACATTCAAAGAGGACATATTATACCGTAATTAGTATGTCCTGTCAACAAAAATCTTTCTCAATAATTTCCAATACTTACATTGTATTGATAACGGAGCCTAATAACCATCTCCGGCATGCACCGGATATATAAAAATTTCTGTCGAACCCAATTTCATCCCCAAATTTCAAAAGAACAATAATATCTTACCGTATATTTATTTCAATATCAACAAAAATATTTATATAGTGAAAATAATGTGTTATATTATATCATATGAAAAATATCGGAGAAGTTTACATTTTGATATTTTTCTGATATAATAAATTAAAATCTAAAAAAGGAGAAATTTCGTATGAACAGGAAAATTTTATCTGATTTTGTATCAAATGATATGAGTATTACCAAAACGGATGCTAAACTTGCAGTTGATTCTGTTATTTCTGGTATTCTCGACGGCCTTTTAAGAGGAGAAAAAATTTCCCTGATGGGTCTCGGCACATTTTATACATTGAATATGCCCGAGAGAAATATCAGGAACCCAAAGACCGGCGAACAAATTACCATATCACCAAAGAAGGTTATCAAATTCAAGGCATCAAAACTACTCAAGAAAGAACTGAACAAATAATATGGATAATCTGAAGATTTATGGTATTATCACTTATATTGGACAAACAACAAAATCCATAGAAAAAAGGTGGACACATTTATACAACTGAAGAAAGAGGGAAAAAAAGTAGAGACACAAAAGAAGGAATGAGAAAATGGAGAATGAAAAAATAAGTAATACTGATATATGGGTGTTTAAACACGAACCCCAAAAATTCGGGGATATGATATTGAATGATGTAATCAGACCAAGATTACAGAAAGCAATAATCGAAATACCGAATATCATGCTAGTGGGGCCGCCGGGTGTAGGTAAGGGAACATTCACGAATATCTTTTTGAGGGAAACAAATCTTGACCATATTAAGTTGAATTGTTCGGATGAAACATCTATTGACAGCATCAGAACAAAAGTAAAATCATTCGCCACAGCTCTTGGCCGTACAAAACTAAAAATAGTGGTAATGAATGAGAGTGATTATCTTTCACCATCAGCCCAGGCGATGTTGAGAGATTTGATTGAACAAGTTAGTGAAATCACAAGATTCATCTTCCAGTGCAATTATGGACACAAGATGATAAAAGAAATTCAATCAAGATGCCAAGTCATTGAATTGACCAATCCTCCTGCAAAAGAAATTTATAAACATTGTATGAACATCCTAAAAAAGGAAAAGGTGAAGGTGATAGACAATAAACAGATTATTTCCATCATCAAACAGCTTTATCCCGATATCAGGAAAATCATCCATACTTTACAATTGAACACTATTGATGGTAAAATAGATAACATCAAGGCGGATGAAGTATCAGAAGTTCACGCACAGATTTTCAAGGCAGCTTGTGAGAAAAATGTGGATGAAATCAGGAAGCTCTTGAGAGCACACTCTATAAACTATCCAGATTTATATCTTTATTTCTATGAAAAGGCCGGTACAATGAAAAGCCCCGGCGATGTCATCTTAGCAGTAGGAGAATACCTTTATAGAGATAGTCTTGTGGCAAATAAGGAAATAAACTTTATGACGATGGTTGTCTCCCTTATAAAAAGGGGGATATTATAAATACTATGAAAGAGAAAACAATATTCGATATTCTCAATTCCATATATTATAAGACGGGTATGGACTATGAGAAGAAAATTGTTTCAGCCTATGTCCTTTCATTGTGGCTATCTCACGATAATTCTCTTATAGAAATAGTCAATGATGTGAATATGGTTTTATTCAATCTGGATGATGAATGGATATATAAATACTATTATCATAAAGTTCCCAAAGGACGAAGATATATAAGGTGGCCGCGAAAATCCGAAAAGGATAAGGAGAGGGGGGAAAAAATAAAAGCTTTGATGACCGAATACGGCATATCAAAGAGAGAGGCAGAGAAATGCTTGGTGGAGTATGTAAGAAATGCCAGAAAGTAAGAATAAGATTGTATGATGGTATCTGTTTCAGGTGTAGATTTGATATCAATACGGAAAAAGCTATCAAGGAACAGAGACTAAAATTGTTGAAAGAATTGGATAAATCTAAAACTGATGAAGAAATTGTTTTTCAAGCAACAACATCATCCTTTACAGAAACAACTTCCGCTGGAAAAGTAGAAATAAAGGAAAAGCCGGAGAAGAAAAAGACTAAAAAAACTGGCAGAAAAAGATTGACAAAAAAGAAAAAAGAGGAGTGATATAATATGAAATTAAATGTTGAGAATTTTAAATCTGTGTTACAGAAAGCGACACTCAATTTCTCGATTGAAAGTGTGCAGTTGAAATTAACTGCCGATAAAATTCAATCAAGAATGTTGATGCAGAATTCCAAGGACGCAATAGTAATTCTGGATGTTCCGAATGATGTTTTTGAATTGAAAAAGGTAGTTGACTTTACCCTAAACTTTTCAGAACCCAGTATTTCTGTAATGCCATATCTTACCCTTATCGAAAGCGATGAGGAAGTGGATGTAAGAGTTTTCGATGAGAAGATAACAATCACATCAGGAAATCAGAAATCAAATATCTTTTTCTGTTCACCAAATGTGGTTACGACCTTCTCAGCATCCGCCCCAAGAGACAATGTAAATTATTTTGTATCATTTGATTTGAATAAATCATTTGTAATTGATTTCAACAAAATCAAAAAAATCGGTATGAGATTTGGCAAAATTTATTTTACTGTTATAAACAAAGTGTTTGCTATGGAAACAACAGATAAATTGAATCCATATTCAAATACCCTCAAGTTTGATCTGTTACAGAATGTAAAAGAAGATGATTTGAGCCTCTGTTTCGATTACAGAAACTTTGTAAATCTTATGACCGTCATCGGTGAGGACTTTGATAACTTCAAAATAAACTTTGCCTACGTAAGACA